GTAGATTGTTAACGATTTGTTTTGACACTCTTTCTAAATCATCTGGGTAGGAATACTGTTCATACTTCAATATCCATGAGGCCCACACTTCATAGTTACTAGGCCCAAGCTTGATATATTTTTTGTGTTCAACGAATGATGTCAATGTCATCGGCGTTCACGCTCCATATTTCAGCTACAGTACGAAGGCGACCATCAGCCTTGAGGTTTTCAAATCTCTTCGAAGCTTTAGCTTTCCACCAATCTACAACGCCGGAAAAGCTATAACGATCATAGTTATCCTTCTTGCGTAGTTCATCAGTTTCCATGTTCATGTATTCTTTTACATTATCAAAACCATAGTCAGACATATACGCACGTTTCTGTTCAGTCAATCCTTTTGCATCAAGGTAGGTTTGTACAAACTTAGCATAAGCATCATCGTCTACACCCTTGAGAGATGCCTTAATAATACTTATCATCTTTGTCTGTGTCTTCAACTTGCGACTCGAAGCTTCTGGATCAATCAATGGTTCACCGTTCTTGGACTCAAACCAATCTTTCAAACGATGGTAATTGTCATCATTGATGAGTGGCGCGAAGTCAGATACAGTTTCACCTTTATGACGTAGAAATGGTTTCATTCCATCATACTGCGAACTAGACTTTGTAGAACCATAAAGCGAGGTGGTTTCGAACATACAGAATGGGCCACCATACTTCTTATCAAGCGTGTCCTTTGTCAAGTGTGAACAACAGATTGCAGCCAATAACTTGCCACCAAGATAGTTGAATCCGAATGGTTGTGTTGGTACGATAATGAAACCCATGATTGTAGAGTCGTTAAAACGCTTCATTACATCTGCACTAAGAGTATCCAGCGGTTTACCCAGAAACATATTACGAGGTTTTGAGTTGATGGTAGGCGAACCAAGACGAATGAAACCAGCAATCTGGCCAGTATTCTTCTCATACACAACCCACTTTATAGACTTACCCGGCACAGATACCTCAACAGCATGTGAGGTGACAATCTCCAGATAGTTCACGAATATCTCATTTGATACCTCACGGCACTCAAACTCCATATCGTTTGGATGCATGGTAAAGTCGCTGAACATATCGTCTTGCGGGCCCATGCCCGGCAATGATGTTGGATAGTTTGACATTCTCTCAAGTTTGACCTTGCGAAGATAATCATCAATCCTACCAAAACTAGCAAAGTAATCTACGAACACATTGGCTGCATACAACGCATCTTCTCTATTCAATATCATCCAAAAAAGTCCTCTAATGTTCCCTGTGTTCCATAACTGTCATCAATCAACCAGTTCATCTTCTCCGCAATAAATCGAAGTGGTTCTACAAATGCCTTAGTAAATTGCGTTTCATAGTCGATTTTGTCCATAATATCAAGTTCTCTTGGCAATTTTGTAATGAAAGAAAATGCCGATGCTTGATAGATGTTTGGTTCCTTCAAATGGATGAAACGAATCTTTTCTCCCTCTTGTATCAGAGGATACTTGTTTTCCAACTTGTTCTTTTCCACAAGCCAGTTGTGAAGAATAGCTCCTTTAACATGGATGGGTGTCCCGAGCCTGAAGAGACGGTCTGTTCCGCGAAACTTCTTAACACCGTTACATGAACGTGGATATGCAATGTCTTCTGGTGGCAATGCCATGAACTCCTCACGAAAGTCTTGTATAAAGGTATTTAGCATTCTCTCATCACCGTCCATAATAATCTTGAGTGCTTCCTTCAACTTCTCTCGACATGGTGCAGGAGTAGATGACTTGACTGCTTCGATACCCATGATCTTGAGTTTGGGTTCTTTGTATCGTACACCTTCCATGTCATACAGGTTTAGGATATAGCGCTTCTTTGCAGTCCACACACCTTTGTCAGCAATGGCTTCGCGTCCCATCTCCATCTTCTGTTCGTATGCGTTGGTTACTTTAGCAAGAGCCTGATAAGACTTATCAATAAAAGGTTCCAGCTTCTCTTTTGCAATCTTATCCAAGAAATTGACAATAGTGTTAGTGTCTGTTCCCTCTTTAAACACCTTACTAACCAACCCGTCAAAAGTGATGTATACGCTGTCCGTATCCGAAGCAATAACGTAATCCACGTTCTTCGTTTCCAAGATTTTGTTAAGATAAATGTTGAGACTTTTCTCAATCCAACGAATAGACAATTGACCAGATGTAGTAATTGCAGTGGCAACCAGCAAATCAAAATAACGAAACCAATTGTTCCCAATAGCACCATATGCGCTGTTGAGAGAAATCTTCTTCGCCATTTGGATGTTGTTGTATCGGGCAATGTCTTTAAGTAGAGACTTCTCCCCAGTGTTTTCATACTCTTGTTGAGCGTCGAGCATAAGTCTTTTATATTTGACACGATCATTATACATGCCCTCCATTAGTTCTGGTAAAAACCCACGTTTGTCTTTGCGAAAGAATGCACCGTTGGGTGTCATGCAATACTCTGTGTCGTTCTTGACTTCACCAGCCAACATCTTATCCACCATACCCTCAACAAGTTTAGCGTCCTTGTTAACAAGCGTCTCAGGTGAAATGTTATACTGCATGATAAGATGAGGATACAGAGAGTTCAAGTCAAATGACATAACCCACTTGTGCATACCCACTATAGGGTCTTTCACATAAGCACCTTCAAACTTTTCCACCTTCTTGTGATCTTTCTTCTGAGGAATCACAAGGTTCCTCTCGCGCAGATAGTTGTATATCAGAATGTCCCAATACCTTACAGTGCCAAGCACATCAGTGAAGTTGACTTTTGCATCATACGCCATCGTCAGCGTAAGCTCCATCAATTTCAACTTGTCTTCTAGGCTATCAACAATCTCCACATCTTGAATATTGTATTCAATGAACGATTGATAGTCTTTTGTATACCACTCACGGAATGTCTCGTATGGATTACCATCCTTGCGTTCGCCCAGTTCGACAAACGCAATGTGGTCAAGAGTGTATCTTTCCTGATTAGAGTATGTGAATTTACGATACAGGTCCAGATAGTCAAGGGCAGCAATACCATCAAGAGTATATGCCTGATGATTACGTCCCATCTTATATACTTCACGGGCGAATACGTTCTTCCACGGAGATAGTCTTTTTACTTCTTCCTCATCAAACACGTTACGAATACGATTAACCAGATATGGAATATCAAAGAACTCAGTGTTCCAGCCAGTCACGATATCGGGTGTGTGTTTTTCCCAGAATACTAGAAACTCTTTCAGAAGATGCACCTCGCTCTCACACTGAACATAGGTTACATCATCACGATCAGTAACAAAGTCACCGATACCCCACACAACGATGCGTTTGGTCTGGTGATTCTTGAGTGTGATGGACAGCATAGGTTCTGCTGCATCTTCTGGTTTAGGGAAACCGTTCTCACACTCCACCTCAATATCGATGGTGACCATGAGCATCTGGTTCAAGTCCCAATCAATCTGTTTAGGATACTCATCAGCAATCCAACAATAGGGATACTGTGTGTTACCGAACATAATGTCTTTTTGGTTCTCACGATCAGACACCCACTGTTTAGCTTCTTTGATTGAATCAAAATGGTGTGGTTTTACACTCTGACCATCCAGAGTTTTGTAGCCAGTCTCCTCACGGGTATTGACCAGATCGAACAGCGTAGGTTCATACTTAACTCTGCGAGTCATGCGTTCTCCATCCCTGACTTCACGGACAAGAATGGAGTTACCGTATTGCAATACGTTTGTGTAAAAGTTCATATAAAGACTATATCAGGTTTCCATAGATTTGTCAAGTAATTTTTTATTTAAAAACATAATCTTTTGAGGGATTTATTATTATATTTGCTTTAATTAAAAAATCTTTGTTCATAAGAAGTGTAGATTTACCTGACCTATCATCTACCGTAAAGGGTAAACCTTTATATAAAACCCCACCAAATTCTAAATCTAGTTTAATCTGTGGCCTCACTTCTTCGCCACACCCTGTAATAGTATTATAGTCTCCCAGATAACTTGTGGTCAGAGTCTTACCATTCAGTTTAAGGGATAAAGTCTTACCACTAATATCATAAGAATCTGCGTGAATAACAGAGTTATCTGCTGAATTTCCTGTATCCATTGTTCCTACTAATTCTCCCAAAGTTTTATGTTTGAATTTTTCATGCACTCCACTAGTATCGGCACTTTTTGCCCATAAGTCACGATCTTTATAAAGATTCAAAATTTCTTTGGTGATACTACGGCCCTTACCTTTGATCAATGGTTTTGCAGCAGACTTCGAAAGTACTGCTTCAATACCCATCAAGCCGGGAGTAGAATTAACTTCGATAAAATAAGGACTTTCCTTATCTCTATTCTTTGCGGGAATAAAATCAACACCAACAACCTGACCTTGAACTGATTCTGCTGCCCGTAAAGACTCTTGTGCTTCACGTTCTGTCAATTCATGAGATTGTGGTTCTGATCCTTGGGAGACGTTACTTCTGAAATCATCTCCAACGACAGGTCTTTTAATTGCACCCAGAATCTCACCAGCTGCAATAATAACACGAACATCATAGTCTGTCTTTATATATTCTTGAAGAAGAACATCGACAAACTCATCTTCCCTATGAAGCAATTGAATAACACTGTGAAGTGATTTTAGACTTTCAATCCAGATAACACCAACACCCCTAGAACCAACAGCAGTCTTGAGAATCATCGGGAACTTATTACCCAATCTTTCTGCTGCATCCTCAGCACCCTCTGAATGACGAACTAGAACTGTGTTTGGTGTGCGAATATCCTCTTGTTGAAACACAATCTGGTTGTGCCATTTGTCATTACAAATGTCATGACATATAACAGGATTGATAACAGTGTAACCCTGTTTCTCTAGATTGAGACAGGCAACTCGCCAAGACAGATTACCTGTCTTAACTGTTGAACCAATACCTCTGGCCATAATCAATGTATTCTCAGGATTTATGAGAAATGGTTTATCATACTCAGCATCATCTTTCATACCGGGCAAGTCTACCTGACCCTTATCATCCACAGGAAAAGAATATACCAATTGGTTCTTACCCTTGTCTTCCATATACATTCCAGAAAACTCAGCAAGGTACACTTCAATACCTAACTCAGATGCTTTCTTGCGAACCATTGGTCCAGTTTCATTTGGATCAAACGGGTCATCATGTGACAGAATCAATAACTTGTATGGTTCTTCTTTTGCTTCTGTGATGAATGACTTGAACTTTTCCATTAGACTTCTTTTTTCTTCCCAATGTTATATTTGGTTTCTAGTGTCCAATCACCCTTCTCAGAATATGACAATACCTTAATCTGACTAAGAGGAGCCATCTCACCAAGTTCACCAATAACATTGATCAGGCCCCAATCCTTCAACAAATTTGCAATCGTATTCCTACGAGAAATATCATTAGTTGTCATATTTGTGTTCTTACCGTCCAGAGCAAAGAG